GACCAAGGAAGGTAAAGCACGCAGCCAAGCATTCGTGAATGGCGACGATGTTTACATCTTTGTGCGTAGCGCAAGCCCGACCATCTACGATCCTTCAGCATTGAAAACCTTTGCTGGTGGCCGTGGAGGTGTAACTGCGGTGCGTGAGTACCGTGACGAGAGCAGTCGATCAGACATTTATGCTGTTGATTGGAGCCGTGATGTAAAAGTCACCTCTGCAATCAGCATAGAGCGAATTACAACCTCGTAAGCTGACATCAACAACAAACGGGGGGGAGGGGTGCTCATTCCCCTTCCCTCCATCTTTAATCGTATTTTTCAGGAAGGAATAAGACAATGGCAAATCCACTTTGGGCAAACAATGTAGCGGCAACGGGCGCAGCAACGCAAAGGGTCAGCGGTTCAGCAGATGTGGCTATCGCAGCGAATGGCAATCGCACCTCAATCACTTTTCAGAATGTTGGCACGGTGGATGTTTTTTACCGTGAAGATTCAACCGCCCCAACTGCCGCCAATTCACACTATACTCTTGCAGCACCCACGACAGATCAAGGCGGCGACGGTGGCTTTTTGAAGGTTGACGGAGTGGTGGGGGCATTAAAAGTCGGCGCAGCATCAACCTACAAACTTCAGATCATGGAGTACGAAAAGCAATGAGCGCAGTATTAACAACACCTAAAACCACCAGCGGCGGCGAGATCATTCGTGAGTTGGTTAACTCGACAGATGGCCAAGGACTGCACTTCGACGGTGCGGCTGGCAACATCGACATTGCATCGCCGCCCGACTTGGGAACGAAGTTCAGTTTCGAGTTTATTATTCAAGCGGATGCTTGGCCAACTGGCGAGGGATTTGAGTATATTGTAGATTTCGGCAACGGTGGAAGATTTGTGCTAGGCAATCCAAATACCGGCGACTTCAGCATTCGCTCCGTCTCCACGAACTGGTTTTCGTTTGGCTCGCCGGTTTTGGACGATTTGAAGGTTCACCACATCGTTGTCACGGTTGATGGCACTTCTGCAATTGCGTATGACAACGGCAACCAAGTCGGCACGGCAACAATTACCTCGCCAGATATCGATAGTTGTTCGGACGCCAGAATTATGTCCGATTATGTCGGAACTAGCAACTTCCTCAACGGCACAATCTACCGCGCCCGATTCTGGAACAAGACGCTATCCCAACCGGAGGTCACGGATGTCTACGAGAATGCTACCGTGCCGTTTGCCGACCAGTATGGGTCGCAGACGGCATTGGTTACTGGCGACAACTCCGATTTTGATACGGTTGGCAACTGGGTGTTGTACAGCGGCAGCACTTTCGGGCTTGTTGGCAACTGGGCCGGTGGTGCTGGAACTGGGTACGGAAAAATTACACTAGCTTCATCCGCAGGCACAGGCGCGTATATCACCTCGACATTAACCACGAAAGGCAAGCGATACCGGGCAAGCGTCAAAGCTAAACTTTTATCGGGGTCTGCCGTCGAGTTGATTATGGGCGACATTGGGACGGGTCGCACCGGCAACTTTACTCTTACTCCGACCGGGACAGAAACGGTTTTTACCGGCGAGTTTGTCGCAACAACAAACAACATATTTATTGGTGTAATAGCGGGAGGAACTGCGGCGAGCGGCCAAGTCATTCTGATTGATGATGTGACACTCGTCGAAATCGGCTGCGCCGTTGACCTCGACCTCTCTTTCGCACAGCCAGAAATCTCGACGCAAATCCAAGACCGTTCGACAAACGGCGTGGATGGCACGGCATCTTCAACGGGCGTCACACAAGTCACGAAGATTGAAGCGGTCAACACGAACAAGCTATCTGTCGGCGGCACGACTCCGTTGGTTGGTATTGGTTTGGCGGCGGGAGTTACGCCACTTCGGAAATTACACATCAACGATGCATCGGAAGCGGATATTTTGCTGACGCGCACCGCTGGAGTCGCCGATAGTGCTAGCCTTCTGGGAAGTCTTTACTTTGGCAATCAAGACGTAGACCAATACTTGTGTTGTATCCAAGCAATTCAAGACGGTGCGAAAGATGCAGGTCGTTTAGAATTTAGCACCGAAGCAACTGGCGGCACACGCGCCACTCGCCTCACCATCGACAGCGCGGGCAAAGTGGGGATTGGTCGGGCTCCAGCTAATGTGTTCGAGGTTCACATCGACACAGATAAAAACATCGGTTTTAGCGGCGACCAAGGCGAGGTCGGAAATGTTCCCGCTTTGGTTGCTTATAATGATTCTGGTTCGGCTTTAGCTTCTTTAGGTTTTAGAGGAGCCGCGCTTCGATTTGCCACAGGTTCCGCAGAACGCCTGACCATCGACGCGGCGGGCCTCGCCAGCTTCTCGAATGGGACACACGTTAATGGCGGCGAGTCGCAGACAATGACGACTGACGGGACAGTCACTAGCTTCAAATTTATGGGGCAGTATTCGACGGCGGGCGGCACGGCTGCCACGACCCACGATGTGCTGTTCACGACAATAACCGGCGAGGCAGATGCGAATCGGACATATTATGCGACTATCAAAACTGCGTGGTACGGCAACTCGGAAACCGCTAGTGGACAGTTTGAATATATCGGTTACGGTTCAAATGCTTTCGGTTCATATTATGACATTCGCACCATCGCGACCGGCGGCGACACCGGCTGTTCCGTTGGCGTGAGTGGGATTTCAAACGGATTGCGGTTTACGTCAACAAAAGACTCGTCTGTCGCAGCACCAGTATTCTTTATTATCGAATTGCATCGACTGAGTTAAATTTTGAAAGGTTAAATATTATGCTAACAATATTCACAATACCGAAACCCGATGCTGGCTTAAACGTCAGCAAACTTGTGGTTCAAGTCTCATCGCCTCAACAATATGGATTAACATTCACGTTGACCGGATTTGGCAAGTTCACCAAACCGGATGGTAGTGAGGTTTGGTCAACAAACCCGATAATGAGCGACACCCTCGCCATCAGCGGGGAGAGTTTGAGCAATTGGCCAAGCGGCGGCGGCGAAGTTGAAAATACTTATGTTGGTGATTTGGCATTGGCGCAACTTGGTTTGGAACGCGACCCAGATGGGGTTGATGTTCCAGCGGAAAACGCACCGCCAGCGGAGGAATCAGAATGATTACAGTAAGAACAAAACCGACCGAGGCGTTAAACGCCAGCTTCGTCAACATCAAGCTGAACAGCGCGGAGATGTTTGGAATGCAATACTCACTCGAATGCTTTTCGGAGAGAAATCTGACCGACGAGGACGGCAACCCAGTTGTCGCGTCCGGCTTGATTCATTCCGAGTTGCTGCAAGTACGCGGCCCGAAATGGCGCGATTGGACGCCCGATGCGGCTGGTTCAGACGAGGAATACATCAGCAATCTCGCTCTCCAGCAACTTGGGCTTGAGCGGGCCGAGACGGTTGTCGCGGCTGAGGAACCGGCTGAAGAAGAAGCTGCCGAGTGATCGGCGGGAGAGGATGGGATGATTGGGAACCGATGCAGCAAATCTCATCTCTACCTTGGGCTTCCCAGTGGTCTGTGCGGCAGCCGCCGGGATATTTGGGTACAAGGTAGTTTTTTATATCCTTCGCCAAGTATCCACCGAGATCAAGGAGCTTTATGAGATTATTGTGAAGCTCATCGACAAGCTAAATGGCCACGACCGGGAGACAAACAAACTTGCGAAAGAAATCGCTCAACTTCGTTGCGAAGTCGCCAGCCTCTACAAGTGTATGGGGATCAGTCCTAGAAGGCCAACCGGAAAACGGAAGGATGAGGACTAGGCGGTTGCTCTCGATTGTTGTGATTGCGGCGTTTGTGATCTGGGCCGGGGCCGGCTGTAAGAATTTGAAAGAAATCGACTTGTCAATTACGGGATTTGAAGCGGAATACTATCCCGCTCACCCGGGGCAGGAGGCCGGAGGGTTCTTCGGTGCGGCGACTAACTCGATTCGTGCCGTGCCGGCGAGCTACCCACAGTTGATGCCGATGACCGGAAAACGATGATGAACTGGGTGGATGACTTAAAGGTGTGTTTGGCGGCGGCTGGAGGCTTGGGCAACTGGTTGATCCAGATGGATCTGTTGTTGAAGGTGGGCATCTCGTTGGTGAGCTTTCTGTATGTCGCCAAGAAGTGTGTGGATTTGTATAAGGGCAGAAAATGAAGAAGAAGCTAATCGTGTTATTCGGGGCGTTGCTGTTTACGGCGACTGTCGAGGCTGGTGATCTGTTTGGTGGCGGCTTGAAGCCGAAGCCCAACCTCACCTTGTTTGGCCAGAAGATTGTCTGGCCGATTCCGAGCCTTTGCCTTGGGGCCGAGGCTGGCGTACTGCCGGATGCCGGCATCAGCCCGGACGGGGTGAACCTCAAGATCCCGTATCTGGCCCTTGAGCTGCCTTTCCCGAGCGTCACGCTCTCTCTGGGAAAAGAGAAGGCGAAGCTGGAGCTCAAACCGGGCTCTGCTTCCAAGTCTGAACACAAACCAAAGGAGGACTGACCTATGTTGAAGAGCAAAACGACTTGGACTTGTTTGCTTGGGGCTTTGGGAGGTTTGGCCGGGATATTCACCTCGGAGCTTTCCGTTGCAGAGGGCGCACAGGTCATTCTCACAAGCCTTATCGGGCTGTTTTTGCGTCACGGGGTAGCCAAGAACCAGATGACGGCAGAAAAGGCCGTAGAGGCAGCCAGCGTACCAAAGCCGGTTGTCAAGAAGCGGATAATCAAGAAGGGAGTTTGATCTTATGGGAACCTATCTCACCAAGGGTACGACATTCACCACTGGCGACACTGTAACAGCCGCCAATCTGAATAATCTGGTGGATAACGCCACAGTTACGGCTGGCTCGATAGGTTCGACTGAGTTGGGGGCTGATTCGGTCACCAACGGCAAGATTATTGACTCGGCAACCGGATCCGAGCCGGTTACTACCGGCACAATTCGGGACAACGCAATCAGCAACGCCAAACTGGCCGGGATGACTCGCGGCACGGTGAAAGTGGGCGATTCAAGCGGGGACGCTTCTGATCTGGACGCCAAGACAAACAACGCTTTCCTT